TTCCTGCCGGTTGCTGCTCTCGGCGATGGTGCGATCCACCTCACCGAAGGTTTTGGTGTTCGCGGTGCGTTCAACCACAACTGGGATCCGTACTGGTCGACCAGCTTGTTCGGTGGCGCGATGTGGGTGAACTATGACAACACCGCCAAGGCCGAATACTGCGCCGCCTACGAAGGCAACCTTCTCGTCGCCACGAAGGGCAACGCGCTCGGTGCGGACTTCCACTGCGATCCGAACTACAGCCTCTCGATGCTGGGTGCGGTCACCCGCTGGACTCCGGTCGCGAACCTGACGTTCTCGGCCGAAGCCATCTGGACCCATCTGAACACCAACTTCTCGGGCACCGCGTTCTTCTCGCCCGGTGCGCCGCAACCGCAGCAGACCTGGACCTACCACAACCAGGACACCGTGTCCTTCAACGTTCGCGCTCAGCGTAACTTCTGATCTCGATCGTCTGACACTTCTCTAAAAGAACCCCCGGCAGGAAACTGCCGGGGGTTTTTCTTTGCCTTGGATAAGGCTAGATCGATTGCAGAACGGAAGTTTCGATCGAAACGTCTAACACCCCTGATACTTTGGCTTTTGTGAGGGCGAACCTGCGAGCTGCATCTAGCAGTATCTCTCTCGCTTCCAAGGTTTCATCATCCGACGAGTGAGTCGTGTAATCTGGAACGTGGCAATGCTCAGAAACGAGCAACGTCGCCTGTTTGGATTGATGCATCGTCACCAAGCCTAAATCACAATGAATTCCGACAACCGTCAGTTGCTCATTCGGCTGGTCCATTTCGTCGCTATGATTGATGCTGTAGCATTTCTTAAAAATTATCTCATGGTAGAACGCTAAAACATCGCAGGGGCGAATTTCTACATACCACATGGTTGAAGCTCCAAGTTTTCTACGATCTCACGAATTGATTCAGGCCAAACGTTGAAATCCTCACCCAAGGTGGTCTTAACGGCGTCAGTGTCGAGTCCCATTGCTGCCGCGAAGGCAGCGACCGCGCGCCTGTATTCGAATGTCGGAATAAAAGTCTCAACCATGGTGTGATGCTTCCCTGCCCTGCGGGTGATGCCGCGCATCCTGATTCGCAGGTCGGCTGAATCGTGGCAAGGGGCAGGGAAGGGCATGTAAGTCAACGTTGACTGTTGAGTTTTTCGGCAGCGCCGGAAATTCTTCAACGTCGTCAGCAAAAAAGATCAATGCTGACTTACTTTCGCCCGGCGATATTTATTTTCACGCCGCCCGCGGCGCGTCATAGCGCCGGTGACCTTCCCGGCGAAGCTCCTTGGGGATCGTGAGCGACTTGCCGGTGATGATCAGTCGCCGCGCGCTTGGTCCCTGCTTCAGGACATACCGGACCCAGCCGTCAGCATCGGTCATAGGTTGAAAATCGAGCTGGTATTCTGGATGCTTGCTTTCGGGCCAATTCCCACCGATAGCGACCAGCGCCGCCCGGTGGGTCGGGGCATCAGCCTTGCTGGTTTGAATAGCACCGTGGAGGTGCAGGCGACCGTCTGAGGTAGCGCCCGCGCCGATCCAATAGCTGGGCACCTCGCCAATCATCCGTTTGAACACCCGATCGAGATCAAGCTTCAGAGAGACCACGAAACCCTTGGGGTGGCGCTGGGCTTCGTCAATCCGTTCAGGTGCCGGATTGAGGCTGAACGCCGCCACGTCGCTCCGCGAGCCTCCTAGAGTCACTAGGGCGTGGTTGGCGAATGTGAGCTTCACGCGGTCGCTTGAATGCGCCCAGACTGGTAGCGGATCGTTGTCGTTTGACCCCTTCTTAACGTAGGCAGGCAATGGGTTGAACCAAGGGTCTATAAGGGGTGGAAGAGGGTCAAACCAATCGTCTACTAAAGCGGGGCAATCAGCGGTTCCGGGCGGATTGGTGGTTTTCTGAATCCGAGCAAGGGTTTGAAGGTCGCGCTTGTCCATTCGACGGTAACGCTTCGTGACTTTACTTGACCATGTAATTTTGGGCAGTGAGCCGGTCATCGGCTCGCCTCATCAGCGGACACGTCCAGCTCGCGAACTATCTGAAGGATTTGCGCCGCCGAAAATGGCCCGTATAGCCGCGCCAGTTCCCGAACATCGCTCAACCAGTCAGCGACCGGCGCAACGGGGCCAGGAGCGGTTACACAGTCGTCAAGGTCGATGGCGTGCACCGCACGCATGATCTCGGCGTCCGACTCAGCTTCGAGCGCGGGCGTCATGTCCAGATCAGTCAGCCAATCATCATCGTCCGCATCTACGGGGGCGTTGTCGATTTTTTTGAGATTGTTGTCTGAATCTTTGTCAGACATGCTATATTGATTGTTGAGATTGGGCTTTCGATTAAGCAACGGCAAGTTCGATCTCCTTGATATGCAGTCCCGATGTTCGCCGCATCGGGGCTGTTTTCGTTATGGGCGTGGTAGTGGCGAGAAGCTTTAGACGGTGGTCTTTTCTAGTATAGCGGCGCGATGCTCATTTGCGCCCTTATTTCCGCAGAATTCCTCCGGGGCGGAGTTGTGTTCGTATTTCACCGGCAATCAGCGCCTGCATTGACGCTTGGGCGGATTTTGCTATTGCCGCGCCCATTTCCGCGTGTTGTGCCGGTGTTGCGCCGGGCTGGCCTTGGACGTTGACGCTGATTGACGGGCTGATATGCGTGATCGTGGCGCCTATCTGTGTGGTGCTAGGCATACTCGGCACGTTGGACGCCAGCCCGCCGTCTGCGAAGCCGCGCAAGTGGCCGCCGTTGATTGCTTCCAACAGCGCCCGGTTCTGTGACGTTGCGTGAGCGTTGATGACAAACTCGCCATTGCTCAAGCGCGCCGGGATCGAATCCGACCGGCTTGAGCCGGGGCCGGAAATGAATCCGCCGTCTGCCTTCGCGACTGGCCCGATGAAATCGCCGGCGCCGGGCAGGGGCAGTGAACCGCCAAACATGCCGCCCATCGATGCCTGAATTGTCCGCATGAGCGGCGCCACGATCATCATCTTGACGAGCATTTCCTCGATCGCACGCACAACGACGCGGCTCATGTCGGCAAAGCCGGTGCTGACCGATTTGGTGCCGTCGAAAATGTCAGTCAAACCGGTCGTCAAGCTGCCTGTGAGCGCGCCCGAGACGGTCTTTAACGCGTCGTTGGTGCGCATCGCAGACGCTTCGACGCTGTTGAGCGCGGTCGCCACGTCCGGGTAAATGCTCTTTAATTGCGTTGCGATCGCCACGTCTTCAGGGCTCAACAGCGAAGTGTCGCGGCTTGACTTAATGCTTTCGGCGACCTTGGCCTTTTCGGCCGCCGCCGTCGCGCGCATCATCGCGTCGGCTTCTTTCTCAATCGCCGCGCGCTGCTTATCGGTGACAGCGGTGTTTGCCATGCCGGCTGCGGTGTTGGCGACCTTGGCCGCTTGCTCCAGCTTGGCAACGGTTGCAGCACGTTCACGTGCAGCGGTCGACTCTCCAAAGGTCGCCGTCTCAGCCTTGAGCGCAGCAATGCGCTTATCGGTGCCGTCGATCGCCACGTCGAACGGGTCGCGTGCGGTGGCCGCGGACGGCTTCAACGTAGGCGTATCCCCGGTGCCGCGCGACGGTTTCGGCAGTTCCGGACCTTCAGCAACGCCACGATCGAAACCGTCAAGCTGGCCCTGCAAACGCTGCTGGCGCTCTTTCAAGCGATCTTGCGGCGATTGCATACCCAGCGCGCTAGTGACCGACTCCGGCACCTGTGGCAGTCCAAAAAGCCCGGTGCCGTTTTTCACGGCCTCGTTCACATCGCCAAGCTCATTCTTGATTCTGGTGTGCTCGCTTGTCAGGCCCAGCTTGTTTGTGAAGTCCACCGCTTTGCCGATTAGATCGACAACATCGGCCCAATAGCCCTTGATCGTTAAAAGCGTCCCGGCAAGGTCATCCCAAGAGGGCTTTAGCCCGCGCGTCAGTCGGTCTTCCGACAACTTCAATTGGTCGTCAACGGCCTTGGCGCGTGTCACTAGGGCATTCGAAAATATGCCATCGTCGGCTGCTGCTGCGGCCTTCATTGAAGTCAAAATGCTTTCAGCGGAGGTTTTACCTTGCTGGATGCGATCAACGAACGTGCTGCCGAACATCTTTGCGCCGATATCGAGCGCGGCGGCTTGCTGACCGATATCCTTAAGCTGAACCATCGCCAGCAAAACGGCTTTGACCTTCGCTTCCTGCGTATCCGCGTCCCGGAACAGCACAAGACCCTTGAGCTGCGTTCCTGCGGCCTTGGCGAGCGTTTCGTTGTAGACCCGCAGTGCCGCCTCAACATCGGTGATGCGGTCCTTACCGATTTCCCATTTGCCAATGTCGATCGGTGACTTTTCTTTCGTGGCGTCGAACGCGTGCGTCAATGCGCCTTCAAGTTCTTCGGCGCTGACCTTCAGGCCGTGCGATTCGGCAATGAAGCCTTGAAAGAACGCGGGCGACACATTGAGGTTGCTGGCCTTGTCGGCAATCGCGACCATATCAACAAGCTCGGCGCGCGCGCCACTGACTGCGGCGCTCACAAGATCAATACCAGCCTTGAACGCCACAAGCCGGGCGATCATCGGGCCGAATGCGGATATCAGCGGCGGCAAGGCCGCGCCGATCGCTGCCAATGCTGGCGGCGCGATGACCTTGGCTGCGCTGATGTTCATTTTCACGAACTCTTTCGCGATGAATTCAGCCGCCGAACTGACTGAGCTACTTGCTTCGCTCATGCCCTTTTTGAAATCGTCAAGGTTGACCTTGATCGGAATATTAAGCGCTGGCATTTTCGGTTCCTACAAAGAGAGCTGCCAACACGCCGATTGCGACCAGGGCGCTGGGCGCGATCGGTTGACCGCGAACATGAGCGTTCAACAGCGCGGTTGCTTCCGGCCTGGTGGCGCCGCCGCCAATGAGGCCTAACTCTATGACGCGCTCGCAATCGTCCAGTGAGTAAGTGCCGTCATGAAATCGTGCGAGACATGCCGCTGGCGTCGCGCCGTTGGGGCCGGGAAGCCCTCGAATTGAGAGCACGTTCCACACCCAAGGATGGGCCAGGTCGAATGTATGAGTGCCGCCCGCCCAAGTGACTTCGCGGGCGCTTTGATTGTCAGGCATTGTCTATAACCTCGTTTACGGCGTCGGTGATCGCTTGCTTCATATCGTCCCGCATGGCGTGATAGGTCGGGTAGAAAAATGGTCGCGCGGGCTGCCGGGACGTTCCAAATTCGAACGCTTCAGCGTAGTCGTATGAAACACCGCTGCCCTCGCGGACTTCCTTTGTCGTCAGGTCGCCGCCAGCCTGAACGAAAACCTCAAGGTCATTGTCGCCATCAACCACGGTGCATGATGCTTCAAGGTCACCCGTATCTGACGACTGTTCCAAGCTTTGCAGTGCCGCGCGCTGCGCATCGGAAAGCATCTGCGCCTGCTCGCGAATGACGGCGGCAAGCGGTTCCACTAACTTGTCTGGCAAGCTGTTGAGGTAATCTTCAAGCTCTTGGTTATCGTCTGCCATCAGTGCAAAACCAGCATTTCGGGTGTGATTTCCGGGTTGCTGTAGAATGACCGCTGATCCTCGCCAGTGGCGGCGCGCGAAAGGGCCATCCAGGTCGCGACAGCGCCATCAATGCGATCGGTGCTCTTGCCCTTATGCATGACTCGATTGCCAGCGCTGTCTGTGTGAATGGCGATGTTTGAAAAACACCACCGCAAGACGGGGTGTCCGCCGTGCTGGAATTTGCGACCAACGATGGCGCGCTCAAGCTCATTGAGGGCAGGGGATTGCGTCACCCATCCTTGCCTCATGGTCATGACGGGGAAACCCGCCTCAAGTAGCGGTGCCATGACGCCTTGGGCATAAGCCACGTCGAAAGCGATCTCCTGGACCTGGTAGAGGTCGTAAAGGTCGCGGATGCACTGTTCCACGGCGCGGTAGTCAATGACGTTGCCGGGCGTTGGCGTGATCAGGCCGTCTTTGCTCCACTGCACATAGGGAACACCGTCGCGCTCCGAACGCGCGCGGAGATTGTCGGCGGGGCAAAAGAAATGCGGAATGACAATGAAGCGATCATCGAT